AAATCAGTTAAGTTTGATTGAGACCTTCTAAATACTTTTACTCTTGCAGCATCACCTACAAAAGTTTTCATATCAGTAATACTAATCTTAGCAAATGAACCAGTTAGTGCAGTTGCTAAATCAGCTACATTTTCTATATATGGAAATTCTAATGAATAACTTTCATTTGTAAATGATGTTACAATATTGTTTTCCGCATATGGAGGAGATACAATTATTTCATTTTCATTTACAATTTCTTTAATTTTTGGAGCATAATTAATATTATCAAATGTAATGATTTCCTCATCAATTGAACCTGTCCATTTATTTCCACTCTTAATTTTTAATCTATAATTTGTAGGTAATGTAAAATTACTTAAATCAGTTCCTGCGTTTGGAACCAATGGAATACCATCTACTACTCCAGTTTGTGTTACTACTGGTGGATTACCACTAAAGATTGGTTTTACTATTTCATCTATGGTAACCTCAGGTCTACGATAGAATCTAACTTTATCTTCGTTAGCTAATAGTTTATTGATTTGAAAGGTTCTTTCCCACTTAACATTATAGGCACCTTTCCATTGATTTGGAACTTCTCGTTTTACACCATTATCATCATACTCCTTTAGTTCACCTAAAACAGTAATCTTACCCAATCCAATTGGAGTATCATTATAAATGTAAACAGCTATTAGTTTAGATATACCCTCATAGTATTCTGGAATACCATTACCTGGTTCAAAATAGATTGGGTTTCCAGCAACATCTAAAAGTTCAATCTTTATTTCAGTTGATTCTTTTAGGTATTCTGAACCCTCTATTAAAAATCCATTCTTACCACCAGTAAATGTATCCTTAAATTCGGTTATTCTAAAGTAATCCGAATTTGGAGTTTCATCTTCTATGAATGTCTGAAATGATGATAAGTTTTGTTCGGGTGAATATTTTTTTATTCTTGCCATTAAGAAATAGTTCCGTTAATTCCATTATAAATATTTGAAAAAATTAATTTAGAATATTTATTCTAAAGAAAACTAAAGAGTTCTAAAGAAATGAATAAAAAATATGCAATGTTACAAATTGATGCTGAAGTTCATCAATTATTAAAGTCCTTTTGTAGAGATAAAGGATACAAAATGAATGGGTTAGTAGAATCTCTTATAAAAGAAAAAGTATCACCAAAACAAACTCAACCACAAAACATTTTAAGGTCTAGCTAACCGCTCTACCTTTCATTTGTTCCCAATCTCTATTATTTCTAACCTTATCATTTGTTTGTTTGACTGCTTCTAAAACATTTGTAGTTGTTTTAAATCTATTTGCTAAATGAATTAGTGCAGATAAATCTTTTGGGAAACAATGCCCACCATAACCAAAATCACCATCGTGACCAGGAACCATCCAATGTGATTTTCCTAATCTTTCATCATAAGTTGCATATTCTACAACCTTATCATAATCTATATTTACCTTTTCACATAATTGATAAATTTCATTAGCAAATGATACTTTAGTTGAGAGGAATGTATTAGTTAAATATTTTACCATCTCAGCGTGGGTTGAATCGGTTTTAATTATATCTGCTTTAGGAAATACTTTTGAAAAGATTCGTTTTAAAGTTGTTGTTGCTGGTCTTGGTCCACCCAATATAATTCTTTTTTGATTATTATAATCTTCAACTGCATTTCTTTCAGTTAAAAACTCTGGATTAAATACGACTTGTATATGTTTAGGTGTTATCTTATTAAAAGATGCAACTGTTAATGGTGGTACTGTTGATTTGATTACAACCACCTTTCGTTGGTTTAAGTTAATTATTTTTCCTAAGATACTTGCTACAATTGAAATATCACATTCACCTGTTCCCATATGCATAGGTGTTGGTAAACAAAGGAATAGTACATTACAACTTAATACTTCTTCTTCGGTTGCTGTTGCTTTTGTTTCATCTAAATCATATGTTAATATTTGATAATATTTTTTAAACTTCTGATAAACTGCATTACCAACAAACCCTTGTCCTATTATTCCTATTTTATTCATTACTAAAATTTAATGTTACTGAATCCATTTACTTTTTTAATTTCCATAAGGGAATCTACCACATCTCTCATTGAATCAATATGTGATATAATCATCACAAAATCAAATTGTGTTTTCAAATATGCAAACAACATATACAATGATGTTAGATTCTCATTATCTAATGTTCCAAACCCTTCATCAATTACTAAGAAGTTAGGGCGAGGAAGATTACATACATTGATTAGAGCGATTCTAATGGCTAATCCACTAATGAACCTCTCCATACCACTACACATCTCTAAACTCCATTTCTGGTCATCATAAACGATGTTAGCGTTAACGTTCTTACCATCCATCTCTAATTGTAATCCAAACTCTACGATTTGACCTAAGATATTGTTTACTTCACCTTCAATCATTGGTAATGCTTTGGAAATCAGTTCATACGATACACCATCTTTTCCTAAAGCGTTCAGATAATATTCGTACAATCCAAATTGTTCTTCTAACTTAGATACTTCATCTATTCTATCTTCGATAGTTTTCTTTTGATTCTTTAAAGAAGATACTGAACCATTTAGTACTAATATATCTGCTTCACTATTTGATAAGATTTGTTTTGATTTGCCTAACTTATGTCTTACATCAACAATCTCATCTCTAAGTTCTTTATTCTTATTAATTTGTTTTTCATTATCCAAATAATCCTCAATAAGTTGTGTAACTTGAAGAAGTTCGTTATTTAGTTTGATTTCTTGAGTTTCGAATGTTGATAACTTGTTGATAAGTATGTTAATATCTCTACTTACTTTGTTTTCATCTTCTTTAAGTTTATTCAACTTTTTATATTCTAACTCAAATGGAGCTAACTCTTTTCGTTTAGATACCAACTCAGATTGTTTGTTTTCTAAATCACTTAGTTCTGATTTGATGGTTTCCAATTCACTCTCTACCTTTTCTTTTTGCTCTAAGATAGTTTGTGAGTTCTCCATACAAATATCACAATCTTCATTGTATTTGTGGGAATCCAAATGTTGTTTTCTCTCATTAAAGGATTCACTCTTTATAAGGTGTTTTTCAATATTGTTTTCAACGAGTGTAAGTTCATATCCCACCTCATTATATTCCGCTAGACCCTCATCAATTTTATCCTCATCAAATGAATCTATTTTTTCTTCTAATTGGATTTGGGTTTCCTCAAACTCTCCAATCTTAGATTGTATCTTATCTCTTTGAGATAACAATTCGGTTAACGAAGTTTCCGAAGTCGATTTTTTGTTTTGTAATTCTTCTAAAGAATAGTTATCGGATTTAACTTTTACAATCTTTTCGTTGAGAGAGATTAATTTCTGATTGTGCTTTTCTACTACTTCTTTAGCAGTAGTTAAACTAACTTCTTCTAATTTGTATTCAGCTTCTGCTCTCTTTAAATCAATTTGTATATCAGCTAATTGTTGAGTAAAATCATCTCTCTTAAACTTTCGTATTAAGGAAGCGTTATCTCTATTCTCATTATAAGCATGTGAGTAAAGTTTATCAAAGATATCCACACCCATAAATTGAGCAAGGATTTCTTTTCTCTCACTTTGTGATTTATCAATGAATAGGGAATTGTTACCTTGAAGTGAAAGTGTAGTTAGTACAAAATCTTCATACGTTCCTAAGTATTGTTGAATGATGGAGTTGGTATCCCTCCGTTGCTCTCCATTCAAGGAGTGGATACCACCCTCATCCTCTCTCCAAAAGGATACATCTACTTTTAGATTTTTCCCTTTGTTGATTAACTTTGCTCTTCTCTCAATAAAGTAATCTACATCTTCTATTTGAAAGTGTAATTTACAATAGAAGTTACCCTTTCTATTATTAAGAATGTTCTTTGCTATATAGGTTCTACTTGTTTTGTCGAATATACAAAAGGATAGTGCATCGAATAAAGATGATTTACCTGAAGCATTAGGAGCGAATATACCTACTATACCATTAGTGTTTTCAAATCTTATCTTATTGTTCTCACCATAGGAAAACATATTAGAAAATTCAAATTGCTTAGGAACCCATTGTATATTAGGTGTTACATCATCATCAACCAACTTTGTGTTGATTTGTCTGTTGATTTGTTTTATCTTATCAATAGTATCATCATCTGCCAAATATTGTCTTTCCAAATAATCTTTAATCAGTTCATTTTGGAATTCAACATCTCTCACATTTCCAATTGCTAACTTATCATCAAAGTTACCAGTCTTTTGTTTAGATAAAGTATCCATTCGAGTAACAGTGAACTCTTGTACTTTATATTGTTTTTTAATTTTTGTTAATGCCTTTTTAATCTGAGAAGGGTCAGTATTTGAAACTCTAACTCTTAATCTAGGTTTCTTTGGCATATTAGTAACTGTTGGAACTACACCATTGTTTACATCTAATGTATAGAAACCATAATCGTTTGGTAAATCAACCTCTTCGAATGTTCTACTTTCAACATCCCATAATAGATAACCATGCTTCTCTAATGATTCGCCGTGGTTTTGTTGAATCATAGAACCAGCATATGCAATGGTTGATGAACCTAATGTTTGTCTTTTATGGATATCACCTAACATCACCATATCGAATCCTTCAAACATATCAGTTGTGAAAGAGTTAGATGATACAGTATATCCTATATCAGTTTGTGCTAAATTAACGGGTCCGTGGAATAAACAAATAGTATTCTCACCTTCTACCACTTCTGCCTTTGGCCAATTCTCTTTGTTATCGAGTATCGAATAAACCACAAAAGTAATGTTATGGAAGGGATACACACCAGTATCTTTGAGGTAGTGGATTCTATCATTTTCTAAGTTTTCTACAATTGGAGTGAGTACATCCAATCTATAATTGTTGTTTAAGTTACAATCGTGATTACCAGTGATTAAGAATGTATGTTTTCTATTTGCACACTCAGTTAAGAACCAACTGATTTCTCTGATTAACTCAGGACTCATTTCAGTTTTTGCATGTGCAATATCACCAGCTAAATAGATAACTGAATTCTCAATGTTATCTTTATCTACGTTGTTTAAGAATTTTTGGAATACTTCTCTATATTCCTTATGTCTTTTTAGATTACGAATATGTAAATCCGCTAAATGGTAGATTTTTTCTACTATCATATATTATTTAGTTTTGAAAGGATTAAATCATCCCAACCGGTTTCTTCGGTTTCTTTTAACAAATTATTGATTTTATCAAATCCCAAATCTCCAGCATCACCACCTTCAGGTATAACATTCTTTACCTTTATACCATTTTTGATAAAATAGTTTGCATGTTTGGTAGAATCATCTACTGCATCGGAATCTAACAATATGTTGATTTCCTTTACACCCTTCTCTTTAATTTTGTTTTGTAAACTTCGAGGTATAAACTTTCCTAAAATAGGAATCACATTTCGTTTAACTGAGAATGAATCAAAAACACCTTCTACTAATGTAATAGGTTCTTTCCAATCGATTTGATTATCAAATACAATTACATTCCTACTAACAGGTGGATTCTTATATTTCATCTTCTCATCTTCATAAAAAGAACGAGCAATAAAATAGTTTAATTCACCATCTTCATTATAAGATGGAATAATTATTCTACCACTATACAATCCTTCCTCACAATAACCAATGTTATATTTCAAAACCTCATCCATAGAAATACTTCTTTGTTTGAGATAATGAATTGCTTGATTATAAATCGGATTAATTGATTTAGGTTTTTTAGAAAGTGTTTTGAATTCTTTTGGAAGTCTGAGAACTATCTTCTCTACTTCTAATTCGTTTCGTTTTGGTTTATACTCACCATATATAGAATGAATTCTTGCTAATTCACTCTTATCAACATTTAGTTTATAAAGTAAGGATTGAATACTCCTACCCTTAGAATCACATACCCAACAATGCCAATATTGAGATTCTAAATTTATTTGGAGTTTCTTCTTATGGTGATGACAAAAAGGACAATGATGTGCTTGTTCATTTCCTTTCATTGATGTACCAACACCTAATGTAGAATCCAATACGTTTATAACAACTAACTTATTTCTTGCGGAGAGCATAAATTAAATTTTAAGTAAATATACGAAAAATTTTTTAATTATCCAATTTTTGAATTAGAAACTTCGTTTAAAAAATTTCCTAACTTCTTTGTTGCTTCAATAAAATCAGTGTCAACTTTTCTATCTTCCATACCCTTTACTAGTTGTTGGATAGATTTTACAGCTACTTTTATTGCATCATCTTTTGCGTTTAACGAATTTTTGTTTATGCCATATCTTTTGGCTATTTGGTCTAAAGTCATAATATTATTTTTTATGTATATACAATTTGAGTACTAATATACAAATAATTTTTTAATTATCCAAATCTTTTTTATAAAATTTTCCTAAAATATTACCATTTAAACAATTTTCATCGGAAAGTACATCATATTTGAACTGATATTGTACTTCATAATAAGATAAGGATTTTTTTGAATAGCAGAATTGTAATACACTTCTTTTAAACTCATCTTCTTTACCTTCTGAGATTTGTTCTTTAATCCAATCGTTTGATGAGTAGTATTTCTGCCAGTCAGAAGATTTTCTAACTTTTTTCTTTTTGGGTAGTGAACCTCGTATACCAGCTAACTTTCGTTCTTCTTTAATACGTTGTAATTCCCTTTTTCCAATTTTTACATTACGAACACTTTGTAAGGATTTCTTACCAATGTAGTATTTGCCAGTTGGAATATGTTCTATTAGATAAACAAATCCTACGGCATTTTCGGGTATAACATCTTCGGTAACATCGTTACCATTCCATAACCAATTTAGCATTAAATCTTATTTAAATGTATCAGAGTAAGGTTTTCCTGGTTTGAATCCTGCACTACCTTGTCCTAACTTTCCACCACCAGCTTTTTCGATAGCCTTCTGGTCTTTAGATAAATCCAATCCACCATCTGCTTCTAATTTAGTTTTATCTCCACCTTTAAGGTTTGCCTTTGATTGAGCAGGTGCGTTATTTTTTAATCTTTCTTCTAAAGTCATAATTGTGTTCCTTTATATATTATAAATATAACCCTATGTATCAAAACGAACTATGAAGTTCACTGGATAATCGGGTAATGATTTAATTGGTTGAGGTAACTTTGCTACACCCACCATATTGTTATCATTATCATATAAACCTATTGTTGTAATAAATGGTGCTAAATAAGAACCTGTTTGGTCAGTTGAACCACTTACTTCATAATCATCAAAACTTCCTACACTTACACCATCTATTGATGATACGATAGGATGTGATTTTCCTTTTACATATTTAGAACCTGGTTGATAAAATGATTGAGAAACATATTCTTGGTCTATCAATCTACTACCTGGCTTTGTAATACTAATAGTATTTTTTACACCACCAACTTCATGCACTGCCGTTGGGTTTTGTGATACGTTAAATTCGTTTTCATTTACTGATAGGAATATTTCATTTTCGTAAATAGTCATTGTAGACCTATATGAAATATCAAAAGTTGTTAAAGATGTATTATCAACAATACCATCAGTTAAAACTATTAACCCCCTATCGTAAAAAATATTTCCTTTTATATTAGATGCAGAATCTATTAGATTAGAATTACCATCATCTGTTAAATCAATTGTACCATATTCAACTTGTAATGAACCTATCTTAACCCCCTCACCAAAATATTGTTGTGGAATTGAAAGTACTCCTATTGTATCACCAATAACTCTTTCATTAGTTGATGCATATGATTCTCTTTTCCCAACCTCCGTTAAAATAGATGATGTAGCTGGGTTTAGGTAGAATTGTGCTTTTACCGAATCATATAAAGTTCTTTTAGAGATTCCATTTGAATTTTTTACATCAGTATTCACATCATACAAGTCCGTTTGATTCGTACCATATAATGGTGTAATATCATCCTCATCCAAAGTCCATTCTTTATAAACTTTGAAAGGTCTTACTACAATATCCGATTTTGGAATTTCTTTTAGCATACAGAAATACTTTTATATAAATATTAAGAAACAAAAAACCCCACATTTAGTGGGGTTCTTATAAATATAAGTCTATTTGATTAGAATGAAAGTTTAACTTTAATTAGAACTTCCTTATCAAATGATTTTTCAATAGGTTGTGAAGTTTTTGCTACTGCAATCAATTCATTTGCATCGTTCAATAAACCAACCGTTGTAATATAAACTTTCGGGTCAGTTTCAAATGATGTTTCTGCAAACGTTCCGTTAGCATTTACATACGTTGGATTGTTTGAGTAGTTAAATTCTCTATTCGTTGCTCTTACGAAGAAGTGTCTTGTAGATACATTTTCAGTTCTTCTTGCTTGGAAATCAGCACCTAAATCAATTGAGTTATATAATAACTTATGATTTTCTTCCTCAACCGTTACTAATAGTGAACCTGATACATTACCTTGTCCATCAATATCTCCAACAGTTTCTCCAATTGCATCTGGGTTAAGAACTATAATTCCTTTATCAGGGTAAAATAATCCAAATCCTTTATCATCCGATGAAGTTGTACTATTAATAATTGCTGCGCTTTCAGTACCTAAGTTAAGTGAACCACTTACTACTTTAAATACTCTACCAGCTTTTCCTAAAGTATCTCCAAACTTCTTACCACTATCATCAATGAATTGATACAATCCTTTAGAACCTGATAGATTTAATGACCAGTTTCCTGGATCCATTTTTTCTCTATATCTAGCTCTATTGATGTTAACAGCGTAAATAGCATTTGAATCAGCTGCTATACCAGCTCCATTCTCAAAAGAGAACTTAGAATCAGTTGGGTCTAAAAGAACTGATTTGTACTGAGCGTAAGTTGCTTTTGAAGCAAGTAGTGCATCATCTGAGTTTTGTAATGATACCGAACCACTTCCGTTTACGTGTCCGTATGCTACACCAAACTGAACTTCTGCTGAAGTATCAGATGCTGGGTTAGCGTTATATACATTGTAGTAATAATCACCACTGGTAGCTGCTACCTGAGTTGATGAGGTGAATGCTGCAGTTAAAGAACCAGTATCACCAGTCCATAAACCAGTTGTTACTACTTCTACTTTTGCATTTACTTTATCAAATTCACCAAATCTTTTATAGATACCAGATGATACTCCGGTTGTTGATGAAATTTGTTGTCCTGCAGGAAGTGCTGAATTTAAAAGGGCTACAACATCACTACTGTCGATTGTTCCGCCACTAGCTAAATCTTGTAGTTGAGCGGTTATGTCTGCGTTATTTATAATTGCCATATCTAATATCCTTTATTAATTGTTGCTTCTATAAGTTACAGTTACAGGAATAGTTTGTGAACCACCTGTTTCATTTCCATATACCGTTATTGTAGAAGAAACATTAGATGTTAACGCTGGATTAGGAGTAAATGTAAATGCTAAACCACTAACAACTTGTGCCGTAGTTGTGATTTCCTCTCCCAAGAAAACAGGAACCGAACCGGCTGCTGTTGCTCCTTGCGTTACTGCTAATGTACCAGCTCTCTGGTCTGCTAATACAACAGTGTATCCAGCATTTGTATTTCCTTGCGGTGAAGTTGTTGGTGAGAGAGCAACTTGCCCCTCATCTTGAAAAACTCCTACACCTCCAGTAATACCCAATGCTACCACTGGAATCTGAGTTGTACCTTTTGGTAATGTAACTATCTTGTATCTTAATACTTGAGTTTCGTCTGGACTAGCTTCCAGAATTGGTATCGCCTTAATTGCCGAATCATAATACGCTGAACCCTTTGGGTGCGCTGGTTCGTACAATGTATAATCAATCTCATCATCTCCTAATGCGAATTTGGAAATGCCGAGAGCTTGACCAGATGCCAACTTCTGTCTACCTTTTTTGGTTAGGATGGCATCGACTGTAATTGATGTATTGTCTAAATATCCCATAATTTGTTTTAATTTGCCCTTTTGTTTATTATGTACTAATAAATATAACTATTTTAAAATTTAATTAATCTACCTCTAAGATTGGTTCTCCACTTCCTCTACCAGTATCCGCAACTCTTAAAATGTTTGGATTAGTAGTAAATATTTCAACAGGTGATAACCCATCTGGGGTTGTATCAGCTGATTGTTTTGAACCTTCAAAGAATGAATTCTTCAATCCTTGTGATAAATTATTTTTGAATCTATAATGGGTTGGGAAATATCCATTTAATGGAATAACTTCAGTTATTTCATTCCCAACCGATGGTGGTGTTGAACCAATCGGAAGTATAGTAACTTTACTTCTTGTTCTAATTACATCTTGCAATTCATATTCAACTTGTTCGTTATTTGAAGTTGCAGGGTATCCTTTGGTTTGAACACTAATTTTTTCTATGTACTCTTCTTTAGTTTTAAATATTAACTTTCTGGATGAAGTTACATTTCCTCTATAATCAATTGTATTTAATGAACCAGTTCCAGCTATTGGTGCGTATAATCCAAATCCAGCATTTGATAATGAATTCGGGTCCATACCAACCTGTTGGAATGAATCACCCTCTACTAATGCTTCTAGTTTAGAACCATCAGGTACAATTATTTCACTAAGATACGTTGGATAGTTTCCAACTAAGTTTGTATCCTCATCTACATCTATTGATGAATCATATTGTGGGTTGGTAGATGTTAATACTATTTCTTCCTCTTCATTAATAATTGCATCGTAGTTATCATATTGATGTGAAAGGTTTGCATCCTTTTCTACATCCAATGTTACACTAAATTGATTATTATCTCCAACTAAGTTTGTAGTTTCATCTACATCTATTGTAATATCTATACCTCGATTTACTGATTTTGGTTGTTTCCACTTAGTTTTACTTCTTTCTAAATAATGTGGTTCAATTAATAAACCTTTAGAAACCTTTGCTCTAGCAGGAACTAAATCTTCTAATACATCGAATAAAGATTTATCAATGTATCTGATTAATCTGATATATTCGTAGATATCTCTATTTAATCTTTGGAAGTAATAATCTCTTACATCTTTTAATTCAGTATATTCATCTTTGTATTCATCAGCAGGTGCTCCAATATAATTATCTATATTAAAGTTACCAAGTGATTTGATAATATCCATATTCAACTCTTTAATTGGTGAGAAGAATAATCCTAATCTAGATGAATCAATTGGTGCTCTATCTAATGATTTTTTAGTTGCCCTTACTTTGTATGATAAATCACTAACTAATGTTTGAGATTCAAATCTAATTTTATCAGCTTGATTAAATCCTAATGAAGGAACCTGAGCCGTTACACTTCTTTCATATACCTCATAATTATAAGGATATGTGGATTGATTACTGAATCCAAATAGGGATGCCGATGGTAAATCATATTCACTACTAATAGCAACATTTAATATAGAAGAATCTACAAATCTATTCTTTGGATATTCAAAGTCAAATCTAACTAACATATCTTCAGATGAAGCAGTATAGTTATTTCCTACGATTGAATCAGGCTGTTTTGTATGAGTTGTAATAATATTATCATCCAATGAATCTTTCCAAATTCTAAACTCATCTAAACTAATATAAGATGAACTACCAACTAATAAAGTATCAAACGAATCCCATTGTAGTGATTCACTAATTATTGATGATGTATAATCATTTATTATTAATCTATTGTTTAAAGATTCTTTTACATACAAACCTAAAGATGCTGATGAGTTTGTATCCAATTCATTAGTTAATGCTATTGTTTTATAATTTTCATCAAATAATTTTATTTCGGATGATTCGATTTCATAGGTATTTGAACTTGATGATACAAATACTTTAATTTTACCAAATGAACCTGTTGTTTGTGTTGCTTCTAATTCAAAGAACGTAGTTACACCATCCCAACCTTTAACTAAATGTTGATTTCCAGTTGAATTGAATTTAACATTCATTTCAATAGTTTCTAAAGAATCAGATATTTCAGTTTCTTTCCATGGAAGTGTAATGTATTGGCCTCCTTCAAATTTTAAAGCAGATGTTCTATCTTCAAAGGTAAATGGTTGTGTACCCCCATCAGTTGGGTCAGTTGGTCCTCCAAACTCCATAATTGTAAGGAGTGATTGTGGAACACCATAACAAGCCATTACTGCCTTTAGTGAACGAGAAGTACCTTTATGTTTTAGTAAATAAGGTAAGTTATTAAGTATCCTTCTCCAAATTTCTTCGTTTGCAGATTTAAGTGATTGTTGATATTTTTGAGTACCATCTTTATGTTGTCCTAATGCGTATTCCCAAAGGAACTGAGAATCATAAGCTTTTTTACCATCCCATCCTAAAGATTCTAACATCGTAGAAACTAATTCATTTGAAAAACCTTTATTTGATTTATGTTTTGGATTTCTTAATTCATTCAATGTATTTATGTATGCCCAAATAACATCGAAATGATGTCCTAACATATCCATAAACAACATAAAGTCCTCATTCTGATAATCTTCCGTAATAAATTCTGGTAGATTATTATTCATATAATCAACATTGTTTCTATCAAATATTGCTCCAGCATTTACAGCTCCATTATACCAAGAAATAGCAGTTGAATCAGTTGTTGCTACGATTGAATTACCAACTTTTGGATATGCTAAATCATCGGTTGATGTATATAAGAAGTTTTCAAATCCATCAAATGAGCCAATTAAATTGTTAATGTTGTTTAATTGTTTGTTAGCTTGAATAGTGGTTATAGCAGTTACAACAGTTCCATCTAATTGTATATTATCATCATCTTCAGATATGATAACATAACCATCTTGCCCAGCACCTTCTGCTAAAACATATCCTAATTCAATATCAGTAGTTGTAAGTTCGGTATATTTAGATTGATACGATTCTAATAGTTCTATCTTATACCAAAAGTTTTTAATTCTTTCTTCAGCTGAACCAAAGTGTATATAGTTTTGGAAAGTGTAATCAGAACCTGTTACATACTCTATGTTTAATTTTTCAGTATTGATACCATTTTGATTTGCATACTTTCTAATTAAATCAGTATTGGTAGCTGAACCACTAGCTAATAAATCTTCATACATTTGGTAACCAATACCAGTATCAACCTCTAAAGAGAAGTTAGGTCCTTGTAATGGTGGGCAATATTTTTCATCACCACCAAATATGTTTATCGTATCAATAATTGGTTTAGATTGAATTTTCGTAATCCAAACCTTTTGATTTGTTGTTACACTGGTAGGTAATGGTTCATATAGTTTTAAAATTAAACTATCTTCACTACCTAACCAAGTTGTAATTACTTTGTTATCACCATCACCTAAATGTAATAAGTGAGTTAAAAAATTTGATTCATCAAATTCACAATTTGAAAACTGAGATATAAACCCTTCTGCAAATCTATTGATTGCTACTTGTCTTGGTATATTTAAATCACCTTTATCAAATAAGATAGGTATATTTTCAGTTAATCCCTCAACAACTTTTTGGCCTTCTGTGTTTACTGGAATTAATTTTAGTGGTATTTTTACTTTATCACCTTCATCAAATACTTCAACATTATATCTCTCAATTAAATCTTTTACATTGAATGATTGTGTTCCTCTTACTGATAATTGTACAAAATCAGTAGAATTACCTACAAATAGTTTTACATAATTTGCATGTATTGAATCCCAACCAATATTGAAATCAACATCATATCCTATAAAATCAGCACCTCTAACTACTTTAGGATATTCTATACTTCTAATATCAGGTGTTGTTACTGATACCTCATCAACAACATTAATTACTAAATCAATAGCTCTATCTAATACATTTACAGTTTCCGAATCTTGTGCTCCTTCATTTAATTTTGTTACAATATCTTTTTGTTCCTCATTAACTTTAGCTTTATCAGATACGGATTCTTTTGGTAAATTAGATTTTAAACCTAATTCATTTACTGATACCTTTGGTTTGGTTTCATTGTTAATTGGTTTAGTAATATCAAACTTTGGCTGAACTCTACCTTTTTCTTTTTTTAGATTTTTTAATCCACGTCTAGCAAACGCATTTAAAGGACTTGCGTTTCTATTACGATTACGATTATCCGCACGTCTTTTTAGGTTAGCTCTTAACCTAGCAAATATACCTCTTCTTTTTCTTCTTTCAGCCATTTATTAAAGGTAATTTAAGTTTCTATTAGGTCTGCCTGGTTCTTCACCAGCGTTTGGTCCACCAAATCTATCGATGTAATCAAATGAATCATCAGAAATAATTTCTTCTCGGCCTCCACCGCCTCCTCCTCCACCACGTGGTGGGTTATATGGATTCTTTACAGGTTTTGGTTTATCAACTGGTTTTTCTGTTTCGATACCCTCAAATTTTGGTTTAACTTCTTTTGGTTTTATTGTAATAGGTTCTTCCGCTTCTCTAACTTGATTTTCATAATCATTAAATGAGAATGGGAATAATTTTATATTATATTGTCCTATCTTACTAAATACTTTGTGTGGTATTGTTATACCAATGATATCCGAATCATCTAATTCATCAAACTCTAAGATATCATCACCAACGATGATTGTTATAGCTTGTACATCTTTATTCTTTTGTATAAGTAATGGAACACCAGATTTTTCATTTATGTTATATTTTCTTGGGTCAGTTTTTACTAAAGATATTTGTGGGTCTAAGTCAGCATCAGGTACAGGAATTTGTTGTATTGTAATTGATACTTCATAATCAGTATTTAAAGTTATAGTTGTTTCTAATGTTTCATTAGCATCTGCTTCTAACACCGTTGGAGTATTACCATCCTTACTTATTGTCATACCACTAATTCTATATAGAGTGGTATCTGATGACCTTATTAGATATTTTGTATTATCTAAATCTTCATATACAGATTGTCCTGTTTTTGGAAAAAATTCTGCTGAAGTTTTTGAATTCTTAACAACACTAACAGGCGCCCCTTCTACTTCCCCTATATTGAATTTAATTGTAAATAAAGAAGTTCCTACTGAAACTTCACCCTTTGTTAAGTTAAATGTTAAAGTTTTTGATGTTATATTTCTAATAGATACTGGAAGTTGTTCTTCACCATTTACGAATTTTTTAAGTACAATATCTTTAGTAGATATTCCTAATGGTGTATCACTAACATTTTTATTTTTTATAAGTGGTAAATCATCATCAACCATTGTAACTACATAATACTCATCACACTTATATCCTTTCTTAGCTATTTTTATAAGTTTATCTTCGGTTGCTAATGATTCTCTTGATATCCTAACACTTTGATTTGTAGGAACAGGAACATTATTTACCGAAGTTGTAAATCCAGTTTCGTTTGATGTTATTGTAAAAACAAAAGTATTAGTTGTTGTTGGAGTTACTACACTTCCACCAGAGGATGAACCACCTCCAGTTCCACCAGCATCGATAAAAACATCACCACTTTCTGGTCCACCAGGTCCACCACCTAAATTCTCATTTTGGTTTTGGTTATTGTACCCCCCTTGCTCATCAAATCCTTTTATTTTTACTGGCATTGTTATAGTGTTTTTGGTTTTTGATTAAAATAATCATCTAATCCATCTAATGGTAATCTTGAAATATCTTTATTTCTAAACATATCTATAAATCTATCTTTATTAAAACTCTTAATTGGATTTGGTAATTTAAAATCAGGAATAGGAAGTTCTATTGGAACTTCTTTTTTAATTGCTATATCTAATTTCTTTTTCTCTTCTTCAACTTTTGGTTTTTCCTTTTTTACAGTTACTTCAGGAACTTTAGCTCTAATTATAACATCCGATTCTCTACTTTGAATTACTGTATTTACTTTATCTACACTAGCATCAAACTCTTTATCAACTTCAGTTTCAGTTTGAATAGTTCTTTTAGGAAGATAAATTTCAACCAACTCTATAATGATTTTCTGAGATACTTTATAAACATCTTCTTTTGAAAATGCTAAAGATGGTTTAGTCTTTTTTGGTTTACCATAGTTTACACTTGTTACAGATGATTCCCTATTTGCAAATTCATTGTAAACTGCTTTTGTAAATTCGTTATATATTTTGGTTACTAATGTTTCAAATCCACCTATACCAAATTCCGATACAAAATTATTGTACCACTTTTCACTATATGTTTTTTTAATAAAAAAACTAACCTCTTCGGGTTTTACTGTTTCTACAAAATTAGCAACATATGGAACAACATCATCTCTAAAATTTGAACCCCTTTTAAATAAATCATATCTTTGTAATAAATCAGTTTTTTTCGATACTTCATTTCTAATTGGTAATAATCTTATTTCAGTTCTTGATGGTGATATTTCTTGAATCCATAATTTTTCATTTGGATTATCATACCCAACTCTTTTATTAAGAAGAGTAATTTCAGTTTTAAAAATACCATTGTTATACCCAGCTTCTCTAATCAATCTTTCCGCATCTATAAAATACTCATTTGGAAATTGAAACGCTTGAAGTTTAGTACCATCTGCTATTAAAAAATAATCTTTTATATTTTGTGAATTTAATGGTACATATCTAACTAACTTACCATCATCACCTTGAGGTAGTTGATTTTCATTAGCATCATAAACAATAAATTCAATCATATCAGAATCAGAGAATCCGAAAAATGATTGCAGGTTTCCTTCTTCGAAAATCTCTCTATCTTTAGTAGAGATTCGATACCCTTTGTTATCTATTATTTCTTTAAATGTTTTAATTGCCATTATTAACCTTTTCTATTTTTTCTTAAATCGGTAGTAAGTTTTACTTCATCAGTTGAACCATCAGCAAACGTAACTTTAACTTTTAGTGCCAAGTCAGTATAGTTTCTAGCTTTTCCTTTCCAACCAATTCTTCTTCGTCTTGGTTGAATACCACCACGTTTTCCTGCTTCTGTTCCACTTCCTCCAATTTTCCTTTGGTTATATTCACATTGATATGTTTCAGAAGTTTCAGGTTCAATTGAAGTTGCTCCTGATTTAACTGTGAACCATGCTGGTTTACCTTCAAATACAAATGCAATATCAGTTATTTTATTATCAGTAGTAACATTACTTACTTCTATTGTATTTGTCATTTTTCTATTACCACCTTGATTATGACTTGTTTTAGCCCATAAGTTTGCAGATTGTTGTCCAGCATCCCCATCTCCATTATTTACTTTAACAGTAAATCCATTATCACCTCCACTAATAGCACCTTCACCAGTTTTAGCAGATAATCCAAATAATTGTTCTCTTAATGATTCATTCTCTTGCAACAATGCTTCAACTCTAGCAGTTAATGATACTCTTTGAATTGCTTCATTAATTGAGTTCTGAATTGCGTTTTGTAAATCAATTGTTGTTTCACCGATTTGTACATTTGCTATATCAGCTTGTTCTCTAGCTATATCAGCTTTTAACTTTTCATTATCAACTTCAATTTTTAGTACGTCTACTACACTTTCTAATTCAGCTATAATACTATTTAAATCACCTATTGTAAGATTAGCTTGTTCTAATTGTTTTGTTAAATCATCAATTCTAGCTAATGCCTCATTATACGTTGAACGAAGAACTGTATCAGGTAAATCAGGTGCTAAATTTGGTAGAAGTTCAAATATATCAGTATCAATTGATTTCTTTAACTCTTTTGTATTGTATTTAGGTCTTATTAATTTACCACTAATAATACCATCAGTTAAATCGGATTCTTGAAAAAGACGTATCCCACTTTGGTTAGGTGCTTGTATAGCATCTGAACCACTTACAAAGATTTTTGCAACTTGTGCTTCGTTTTTTAATCCGCTGTTTTTCATTATTTATGAAATTAAACTAAATGTGTAATCGTTATCAAAGAAATAATCAACTCCACCAATAGTAATCTTAAATTCTATATTGTACACCCTATCAACTTCCCAATTAGATAAATTCAAATTGAAATAGTTACCATCGGTATCACAACTTAATTTTGTGTAATTACTAAATGGAATAATTGTTTCACCTGAATGATAATCACATATTTGGTAGTATGATGTTGTTGGTAAAAATTTACTAATACCATATTGTGCCGTAGATGAGAATGTTTTTGTAGGATATAAATCTCTACCAACTACTCTCAACTTAGGTGTTGTATTTACTTTGTAATGCTTTTTAAAGTTTCTAATTCCAACTTTTATTTCTTCCGATGTTAGTTCAGTTAACGAACCAGTTGAAAATGATACATCATTCCATGCAATTCTAACTTTTGGTTGGTGAATAGTATTGGTTTCTTTACTAAAGAATTTTAACATACCATAATCATTTGAATCTTCCTCAGATGAATTTTCGTGCTTTACTATCAATCCTTCATTTTCAATTGAACCACTTAACCAACTTTGGAAAATTGTAGTTATATCTGCGTTTATATCTTCTGTTTTGTATGAGAATACTTGTGAACCACTTAAATTAGAATGCCAAACTCCTCCTCTACCAGCAAACGAGCCAGTTGAGTTAGTAGCAAATACAATATTACCACCTACTACGTTGTTTACCCATCTAAGTGATGAATCACCTTCTCTATAATTCCAAGTTACACCAGCGGTTTCTATTTCATCAAATCGAGTACCTTTACCCATTTCCCAACTTTGAGATACTGGATAAATTTCAATATTGAACTCTAAGGGTATTTCTTCAGATTCAGTTTCTCTCATTATAAGTTTGGCCTCTTCAAACCCTACACTACCAGCTGATAGTGATGATGAGAAGTTCATTACGTCAAATTTAAGGAGTGCTCTGGATACATCTTTGATATTACCATAGTAAACCTTACTAACCTCTAATACCTCATCTAAACCAGCGTTTTGGTCAGGTTGTTGTAAGTACACCGATGCATCTTTTGATGCTGTTAAAAAATAGTATGCCATTATCTTGCCCTTCCTTTTATATCCGAATCTGGAAATTTAATTTCGAAAACCGATGGGTCTAAAGATGGATATAAAATCTTATCTTTAATCGCCGCTTCTATATTGTATGAATTGTTTGCATATTGCCCACCACACTTATTTATAATTTTTAATTTTGGTACTGAACTAACTCCATCAACATTTGCTATAATTAATTCTAATTCAGAAATGTTAACTGTGTTATTAAATGTAAAATTATCTATATCAAAATATTCTTTTAGTTCAGATATACAATCAGATAATACTTCACTCTTATTGTAATTTTTTAATGTAATGATTTCAAACTCAAGTCCTATGTTAATAATAAAACCATCATTTATGTTTATACCATCAGTTAAAATTTTGTATTCTGAAAGATATGTTTTTAAATTTTCTTTTATTGCTCTATTTAGATTTGATAATTTTTTATTTGAATCATATCCTAATAAATAAAGATTAATAGCAAATGGATTATTCTTTTCATTATTATTAGAAGTTTTACCTAATAAGAATTTTTGAAGTTCATCTTTTATTGCTTTTCTATTTGGTTCTTCCTCTTCAGGTTTGTTAACAAATGATTCTACTAAATCAGTAAACTCATTAAGAACGTTAGGTGAAGCTAATATAGAAGCTGGTGAGTTATTATCCAACTTACCATCTGCCGTAGCGTATGCTTTTGCAATCGAACCAAATTTGGTTGGCATTGATAGAGCTCTTACTTGATAATCTTTAGCAGTTACTGCTCTATTTTGTGAACCAAAGTTAGCCAAAGCATTTTGTCTAATCTCTTCCATTGTATCACCACCCTTACCACCAGTTGCAGGAACCTCATTATCTACTGCGATAGAGTTTTTAGCTGCATTGTATAATCCTAATTGGGTATCTGAGAATTTTGTTGTATCTTCTTCATACTCTACCCCATTGATTTGAGTAATACTACCTTTCTTTACATTTGATTCTACACCACCACCAACTAAATACTTTACAGTTATAGTTGTATTAGATGGAGAGGTTCCATATGTTTTAGTTTTTAAGAAGTTCGTAGGGTCGAAAGATTCTTCTAATTTAGAAATAGAATTAGGTAATCCTAATCCAACATTTTTAAATGAAGGAATAATTGTTTCTTCACTAACTGTTGGGTCACCACTACCAAACTGAATAGTTGTTGTACTATCTGGATTTACTTGCTTAACAAATCTACGAGATGTTTTAAGTGTATTTAAAATATATGGAGTTGTTTCTTTAAATTGAAATAAATCAGGATCATTATTTTCAGTATTTGGATAATCAACAAACACCAACTCTTGTGCTAAATAAGGTACTTCATAAAATTTGTTTCCATCCGAATCTCTTACATCGTAAATATCAATAATATTAGTATCACCTAATTCAATACTTTGAAATTCTTTATATGACCCAAAAGTTTCTTCTTCAATTTTTACATCAGCTGAAATAGCTTGTACAAATTTCTTTACTAAATAAAAAGTTGCTTCTCCACTAATAGAATCAGTTTGATATATTGTTACTTCTCTATCAGACTCATCTGAAAAATCAACAACATCTTGTGTAACAAATTGTACACCATTTGTTGATTCAGCTCTCATACCTTCTTTGATTCTTAAAAAATAAGTTTCATCAAACGTATTATCAGCGCCAGTTCCAATTGATGGAACTAATTGATAAACCGAAAGTGTTGTTACTGATGGAGATGTTACTTTTGGTTTGTATCCTAAATATTGTGAAAGTGCTATTACATTTTCAATATCATCGGCATGAACCATTAATGATTCTTTTAAAGTATCATCAACATAATATGAAAGTGAATCACCAATATAAGATGCCATTTCAATGAACATCATACCTGGTGATGATTCATTAAAGTCTGAATATGTTTGTGGGAAATAAGTTTTAGCAAACTCAATAAGATTACCTCTGAATTGTGTAAAATCCTTATTAAGGTACTTTATATCTTTACCCTTATTTTTAAAGTTCTTTGATGTTTTTGTTATTGCCATATCTTATTATCCCTGTACTGTAAATGTTAGAGTTTCTAAATTAATATCTTCTCCTATTCTGAATTTAATTGAAACATTTAATTTATTGTTATCTCTTAATTCATCAGTTGATTCAATATCAATCTCCTCTGCTGTAACATAAGGTAGCCATTGTTCTAAACTTTCGTTTATAGTATCTTCTATTCTACCTTCTAAATCATCTACGTTTTGTTCAAACAATAATGATTGTAAACCACTACCAAATTGAGGTTGTAAAATACGTTCCCCCTTTTTAGTAAGTAGAAGATTTTTAATATTTGATTTAACTTGGTCTTTGGTTTGGAAAGATTGCTCGAATGTATTCTCACCAAATGTTAATGGTAAGGTAATACCAATTGCATAACTTGCAAACTCTTTGGTATCTTTTACAATTCTTCTTCCTAACTCAATTGCCATCTTTTATTACATTCCTGGTCTCCAAGGACCTTTCTTTTTATCTACCGCTTTCATTAATTGTCTATAATCTTTACTTAACAATTTATTCATTCCAGCGTTTCCAGTTTGAACTGGTTGTGTGTAACCCATATTTTGTTGGATACTTTGTGCACCCAATGTATGTGTATCATTAGTGTTAAAGTTCATAGTTCTATAATCTTCGCCACTTGTTGCTTGTCTTTGTTGTGAGTTAAAAGGTTGTGTTTGTGCCAATACCTCATTTAGTGCTGCATTCTTGCTAAATGTTTTTTGTGGTTGAACTGGTTCTTCCACAACATTTGAATCCATAAATGTTGGTTCTTTTGGTGTAATAGCTTCTTTAAGTTTTTTGTTTTCTTTCAATAACTTAGCCATTTCTTTCTTAACACCCTCTTTAACGAGTTTGGGAAGAATCACTTTGATTTCCTCCTTAACTATTATTTGTATTGCTTTTACTAATTTATCAGTGTCCATTGTATAAAATGTTTTCCTTTCTATATAAATATTTGTTTTAGGTTTTTTCGTTTTTTACTTACACTTTGTTCCACCCATTTCTAATTGTGATATAAAATCAGGTAGAATATTTTCTAAATCATCATCTAATACATCCGATGGTATGGTTGTATCAATAACATTTTGAAGTGATGTATCTCCTTGAATTAGAGATGTTCCATCAGAATCCCCACTTTCATCATTTTCATATTCTTGAATAGGTCCTAACTGAGATATAGGTTCATCATCTTCTTCTAATAACATTGCTGGTTCACTTCCATCTTCAGATGGGAAGTTTATATTTGGTATAGGAATAGCTGGTGGGATTAGATATGCTGTCCAAGCTATTACTGCTGGAGCTGGTACTGGTGATGGTGCTGATGGATATAATGATGTTGTTTGTATAAACCCACCTACTGAAAATAAATGTACAATAGCCGCAAGTATAAACATATTAACCATTATCTCTTGCTTAGATGCAGGTTTTATAGGTGGATACATAGGCCAAGTACCAACATTACTAGCTATATTTGAATTAACTGCTATGTTTTGAATTGTACCTGGTGCTGGTATAAGTGGGATTGGGAATGGGTTCATTTGAGCACCAGCCCAATATGCCTTTACACCATTTCCAAATTCATTTACCAAAGAAAAGTTTTGACCCGGTGGAGTTGCTAATCCTTTTAATAATGCTACTTTAAAAAGAGTTTCCATTATTGGTTTATTACCTCTATTGATTGATTCTTGATTTAGTAAATCCCTACCCCTCTTAACACACGCATCATATTCATCGGCCCAAATCTTTGCAACTTTATTTACATCTAAAGTGTTATAGTTTGGATTTGTTTTCCTTAGTATGTTTCTTTTGAATAATCCCCAAGACATTTTATGTAAGTGTTGAAATTGGTGAAGGTGGAATTTTTGGTAATCCTTTTTTTCTTTTTGGATTTTCTTCCAGCTTCTTTTTTCTAAATTTTGGAAGAGATGGTAATTTAGGTAATTTGATTTTAGGTAGCTTTGGTGGTTCTTTTGGCAATTCAAGTGTTTTAATAGGTATTCTTTGTGAATACCCACCAAGATCTTGAGAATTAACAACATCACCAACGTTTCCAGTAACATTAGATAGATTACTAACAACATTACCAGCTGCACTGGCTACCCCACTTACAGCACCAGTGGCTGAAGCTGCAGTAGTACCAGCAGTATCTTTTACTGAACCCAATCTTCCTTTTAAATCATTGTTTATTGCCATACTATTTTAATTGAACATTATTACTTAACATTGTATTTAGTTTACTTTTTAATGTTGTAAATTGTGCTACATTAGTTGGACCAGGTGAAGATGGACCAGCTGGTGTTAAGTATATTTGTTGTGCTATTAAATCTATCATCTCACTCAACAATTCAACCAATGTTTCACCTTTAGGAGCTGCTTCCAATGTACCATCCGTTCCTAATGCTATTGTACCATTACCAATATCAATATTAAAATCTCTATTTTTAGTATCAACAAATATGTGGTCATTGACTGTTAAATTCATTCCTCTATTACTATCTAATGAAAATTGACCATCGGTTATCATACCAATATCACCCTTACTAGCTAAAATCATTTGAGATGTTTTTGCTGAAAGGATAATTCTATCAGAATTTAATAATATTTGATTACCCCTTAATTCATTTGGATAATCGAAAAAAGATTCTTTTTTGTTTTCTACTGGTAGTGTGTATTCTAGTAAAGCGTTTCCTCCACCCAAGAATATAATATTACCATCACCATTAATATCTTCTTCTACCAATACACCATCTTCTTTCTGCCTATTTTCTGGTGATTCTCCATTTCTTAAAATTAAAGAAGGAGAAAATTCGTTATCAGTATTATTGTACGCACTAAGTCTAATTGATTGTCCAAATCTACCTTGAAATAAAGTATCTCCTTCATATAATTTAAGTTTGTGAATACCTTCTTCAATACCAAAGTAATCACCAAAACCATCAAAATCATTTACACTATTTGTGTTTGAACGAGTAATCCCAGTACTACTTACTTTAGAATAATTTTTTGATTTATTTCCAGTATCAGTTTCTTGAGTAGCTGGAAATAAACTTGATATTAAGTTTTCAGCGTTAGATGTATTTGGTGATAATCCCTTTGAAATCTGAGTATAAATGTATTCACTACCTAACTTTTGAATAAAAACAGTTTGATTTCTAAGTGGTAGTATGGTAACTGATGAATCTAATGGTCTAGCAAATATTAATTCATTATTCTGAATATCACTTACTAATCTACATTGAATAGAACCAACATCTGCTATTGTTCTTCTACCCTCTTTTATTTCAGGATGGTTTTCATCTAAAATAACAGAATATACAACAGCTATATCGCTCTGCTTTTCAAATGCATCAGCAACAGAAGAAGCTGCTTTAGCTACATTCCATAATAAGTTACCACCAAAAAAACTCATTTAACTTTCTATTTTTTGTTTTACTTCTTCTATTTCATTTTGTAAATCATCTACCCTACTAACTTCATCTTGAACTTGTTCAATCTCTGAAAGTAATTGTTCTCTTTCTTTATCAGTAAGGAAACCAGTATCTCCTTCTGATTTTTGACTTGATGCTATAATTCTTTGTGCGATAGTTGCTAACTTAACCAATTGGTCATCATTACGAACTGATGTATCAATTAAGTCTTTGATGACTGGACCTAAGATTCCCATATCACCATTGTGTCTTATCATTTTTCTGATTTCAAAGATGACTTCAGAAATATGTTTCTTTTTATTTATTTGATTATTATAGATATCCTCAAACAACCCACTAAGGTTTTTGCCTGGGAATAATTCGAAATCTGTTGACATAGTTTATTGGTATTGCGTTCAATATATAAATATCAATAAACAAAAAAGTATAGGATTACCTACCCTGTCCTCTATATGCCTTTTTGTAGTTTCTACTATTTTTAGATTTTGAGGTCTTACACTTAGAGTGAATTCCTGGTCTCTTTTTTTTAGAAGTTCCAAAACGATTTGATGTAATTACTTTTGCCATAATATATTTAGATTATACCAATAAGTATATTATACCAACCCAAACAAAAACAATCACTTATTCTTATAAAAAAATTCTAATATATCTCTTTCTAAAGTAACATCCATTACGAAGTTGTTACCATACATAATGCTGGTAAAGGTTTCTTCCTCTTCTTCTGCTATTTCAATAACATAATCTATCTCATCAAATGTTACTTTATAACTTTCACTTTTTTTGATTCTTTGTATGTTCTTATGTTCTGTTGTTCTTTCTATAACTTCCTTACCACTTATATCAGGTACATTTAAGAGTTGAGTTACACATTTAGCATAGTTTGTTTTAAGGGTATCTATAAAGAAGATATCATCCATCTTACTCATTAGATACAATCGTTGTTTTTTATCCAAACCACCCGCTTTAAAATCACCAGTGTATTGTACGATTGGTAAAGATAGTATTGCTTTTTGGGAATCTTCTTTTAATTTTTTAAAATTTACTTTAGATTTTATTTGATGTGGATGATTAATATCTTTATCACATGGTAGTGCTAAAATATCATAGAATGTATTTGTACCAAAGTGTTCTTGTATTAGAGGACTCATCGTTATTCTTTTTCAGTAGCATATTT